GTAGGATGCGAAGGCAACGAATGTCTTCCACCACCGCCGCCACCAGTGGTTGATCCAGAGTGTACAGTTGAGTGTGACGACCCACCAGTGGTTGATCCAGAATGTACTGTTGATTGTGGAAATGATCCTGAAGATCCAAATGAGCCACAAACAGGCAATAACCCCGGAAACGGCAAGCCTGTAGGAAACTCACCGCACGATGGTATTACTGGTAACTCTGGTAACAACGATCAGAACCGCGGTTCTCCTAGCGCAGGTCCAATGGACGGTGAGCGTGACGACACTGCTACAAACCAACCGAGCGGCGGCGGAGCAAATGGCGGAGGCAGCAATGCTAACGGCAACCAAGGCGGTAACGGCAATGGTAACAACGGCCGAAACGGCAACTAATCTTTAATTAGATTGTAAACAATGATACCGCCCTACGGGGCGGTATTTTAGTTAATCGTCCCAGAAATCATCCTGCTCGATTTCAAACTCAATTCCGTGCTCATCTTTAAATACATCTTCTAGCGCATCAACGACAGCTTCGAGCTTGTTAGCAATTCCTGTAATAGATGCAAACAATGCATCAGTATCTTCGTATGTTGGAGAAATGTCAATTTCTCCTTTAAGTGTTTTAAGCTCTTCTACTGTACTTTTACGAAATTCAGTGTTCGCGTTAATTGCAGAAACTTGCTGACTTAGCCAATATCCTCCTGCACCGGTTTGTGTTACCAATGCGATTACGAGTCCGATGCTTACCTTTGTATTACTATCCATATGTTTGCCCTCAATAATATTTATCAACTATTAAATAAATTCAGTTGACAATAAACCGAAATTATTATATTATAAATATGAAGCAGAGGACTAGGTGTTCGACCCTCTATAAAGATTCCGCGCACTCCATTATCAAAGGAGTTAAAATGGTACAACCTATTACTTACAAGTACGTAAGCACAAAAGAATATATCGACGAGTTTCCGTGTGCTTACAGACAGTGGCGAGCAGACTCGCACTGCAACATGAACCACGGCTATGCATTTAGCATGAAGTTTTACTTTGGCACAAACAACTTGGACGCCCGCAATTGGGTTGCTGACTACGGCGGCTTGAAAGAGCTAAAAGCTGTACTAAAGGATCAGTTTGATCACACAACATTAGTTGCTGAAGACGATCCTGAACTAGAGTTTTACAAAGAAATGGAAAAGCGTAAGCTAGCAAAGCTAACCATTTTACCTAAGCTAGGATGCGAAGGACTTGCAGACCAACTGTACAAATACGTAAACGGTGTTTACATTCCGGACATGTGGGGCGACAGTGAAGCAAAACGTTTGTGGTGCTTTAAGGTAGAAGTGCGCGAAACACGTAGCAATATGGCTTATCGCGAAGGTCACCGCGAATGGGGTGAAGACTTGTTTGCTGAATGATAGAAACTAAAGCAGAAAAAAGACTAAGGAAGGCTCGTGCAAAATCGGGCCTTCCGTCTATTACAGATGATACAAAACGATACGTCGTTTGTTTAAAGTGGGGAAATAAATATGGGCCTGAGTATGTTAATAAACTCTACAATATGGTGGCTCGTAACCTCAGCCTTGATTACGAATTTATTTGTTTTACTGAAAACGCCAAAGGAATCGATCCTCACATCCGAACTTGTCCTCTTCCTAGCATACCTGTTGTTGGTTGGTGGTATAAGCCTTGGTTTTTAAGTAATGAATTACCGATAGACGGTACAGTATTATTTTTAGATTTAGATTTAATTGTATTTAAAAACATCGACAATCTATTCACTTATCAACCAGATAAGAAATTTGTAATTATTAGAGATTTTAATAGACAAATTCGTCAAGGATGGGACAGAATGAATAGCAGCGTTTTCCGTGTACAAGTTGGAGCATACGACGAAGTTTATCGTACCTTTCAAAAAGACGCGCAAACATGGGCAAGGCGCTACCAAGGCGACCAAGACTTTATGTATAGACACATTAAAGATCATGCATTTTGGCCTGACGAATGGATACAAAGCTACAAATGGGAAATGCGCGGCCGCGACAAATTAGCTGTAATAAAAGGCAAGCGCACATTTAAAGAAGCTGGAGAACCTACAATACTGCCGCAAACTAGCATAGCAGTGTTTCATGGACAACCTAATATACCCGACTGTATTGACCGTTGGCCGCTGCAACACTGGGGTTGACATAAGTTTTGTAAGATGCTATAGTAAGTCATGACTAGAGTTCTGCACAAAAAAAAGCGTGACAAGATTAAATACATCCTGAGTAGACTCGAGGACAGCAATAGGCTGATGTTTAATCGCATGTATTCTCCTAATGATTTAGAACAAGATATTAACATTACAATTGACAACTTGCCTAATAACCGAGTAGACTGGGCACTAACACAATGTAAAAACAGTTATCATCAAATTTTCACGGTGTTAAGATAATGGTAAAAGTTAATCTCATAAGAACAGATGGCGGCGGTCAAAACCGATTAAGGAAGATGGTGCAGAAAGTTGTGAACAAACATATTGCAGGATTCTTAGAGGATTGCGATATGGTCGATTGGTATAAAAGCCGCAATTGGGCAATTGCTAGCAAGGACGGAGTTGACGCCTTTGCAAAGTACTTAACAAAACAAAAAGAAATTAATTGTAAATCTTATTGCTTTTCTGGTGATAGCGACAGTAGTTACATGGCGCTAGGACTTGACATTGAAGAAGATACGTTGTATACAAAGTTCTTACTGGAGTATAATGATGTATAAACGTATTGGCTTTGCATGTAAATACATGGACAGCGACCAAACTCAACCGAAGAAGCTACTTGAAGAAATTCAGCGACCACTTAACACTAAAGCAACAACAGTTGCTTGGCTCAACCGCCAAAGTGTTCAAGATGCTGAAGAAAGACTTTGGGATATTATGGTGCATAATATACAAAGCTATTATAACTTAATTGAATACGTAGGATCCTTGCCCAATGAATTACGAATGGTACGTTTGGGGAGTGATGTTCTTCCTCTTTATACTCAGCCTGACTGGCGTTATTTTTGGCGGCGCATTGATGTCAAAGGGCATTGTGAGCGAGAGTTTGCAAAAGTGGGTGACCTTGCACGTAAGCTTGATGTTCGCCTCTCTATGCATCCTGGTCAGTTTACTGTTCTCGCAAGCGATAATGACGATATTGTCGATCGTAGCATAGACGAATTTGAATATCATGTTGATGTAATTCGCATGATGGGCTATGGCAAGCAATTCCAAGACTTTAAATGCAACGTACACATTAGTGGCCGCAAAGGTCCGCAAGGCATTAAAGATGCACTACCGCGTTTGTCGACCGAAGCTCGCAATGTTATTACTATCGAGAATGACGAGAACAAATGGGGCATTGCTGACAGCTTAGAACTTGAGAAAGATGTTGCCCTTGTACTAGACGTGCATCACCACTGGTGCCGCGAGGGCGAGTACATTAGTCCTACAGACGATCGCTTCAAGCGTGTTGTAGATAGCTGGCGTGGTGTGCGTCCTGCAATTCACTATAGTGTAAGCAGAGAAGACGTCTTACACGGTCATAGCAGCGCCACACAGCCCGACATGGAAGCTTTGCTAGCCCAAGGCTACAAAAAGGGCAAACTACGCGCACACAGCGACTATATGTGGAACGACGCAGTTAACGATTGGGCCCTCGAGTTTAGCGATACAGCGGACATTATGGTCGAATCTAAAGCCAAAAACTTAGCCAGCAAAGGACTTTACGAATATGCAAAATCGCAAGGAAAAATGGCTTAAGAAGTATGAACACAGGCGAGCCTATCTTACTAATCGAATCTCAATAAAGGATCTATTTATTATAGCTTCTTCAAACACTAGATTATCAACACTCGAAACCGATAGCCCTAACGGCTGGATGACAAAACTCTCAACGAAAGAATTGAATATTATGACCCAAGAATCAACTTATTCACCAGGACTTGAAACAATTGGCGACTGGATGATCCGGCATCGAGTCGAAAACACCAAAGAGGTATTTTGTATGCGACCGTGGGCATTTTGCTGGTCTTCTAATAAATCTCTTTTTATGCGCAAAGCTGTTCGCGTTACAACAAAGATCACCGGTCCTGGCGATCCAGTAGTTGAGCACTTCTACTTTCGTCCAAATCATTATACGTTATGGTTGTTGAAAGATGAATAAATATATGTATGAATTATTTAAACAAGATGTACAGCAGGTCTAACACGCCTGCGCCCGCTACAAGTCAAAAAAATCCAAATAGAGTTTTAGGTGGGTTGCGCGGTCAAGGCGTAGACCATTATTCTGTTCTAGGCGAAGATGGGGTTGAACGAAACGTCCCTACACAAAAGTATGTACAAGGACTAGAACAAAAAGTACGCGACCAAGAAACGCGTCTGTCAGTGCTTGAAAAAAGGGTAAGAAGTGTAACCAACGATCAGCGCAGTACTGCAACAGCAGTACAAGCAATACGTCGCAATCCTTAAAGCCTTCCAATTGGCATGTTGCTACTAGCTGACATGTTCCATACATGTTTACGCTCAACGCCTTTGCGTTGGGCGAACTTTTTTGCATCACAATTTGAACATACATGAAAGTAATTATTGCTTAATCGCTTTGGATCCATTTTCCCTCGCTCTCTTGTAAATTCTGTGTTACAATTATCACAACGGAAATGCACAAGAGTTTTCTTTCTTTTGTACGTATGTTCTGCGCCGAGTTTGCTTTTTCTCACGTGTGAAGTTTCACACACTGTTTGTTTGATAAACATATATGTATTTACATTAAGATTATAAAAAATAGCAATAAATATAACGAAGGAATCAAAAAATGAATGTTTGCACTTTAACAGAAGCTGCCAAAGACCAAATTAATTCTCTTTGCAAAGAGAATAATGTGTACGGAATTAGCCTTAATTTAAAAGGCGGAGGGTGCGCAGGTTTTGAATATGACTGGGGAACAGTTGATAATGAAGAGAATCTCCAAAAAGGAGATACAGTAATTGATGCAGGAGATGGCAAGTTTGTTATCGGCGCTACAAGTTTAATGTTCTTGTTTGGCACTCAAGTTGATTACGTAAAGAGTTTAGTAGGCAGCAATTTTGAAATCAGCAACCCAAATGCACAGAGCAGTTGCGGATGTGGTGTAAGTGTAAATTTTGATTTAGAAAAACTAACGCAGCCTGCGGTTTAATGGAGTTATAAAATGGCAAAACAAGATATTGATATCGGCATTGAAGGCAATGACGGCACTGGAGACAGTATTAGAGAAAGCTTTCGCAAAGTAAATGATAACTTTGCAGAACTCTATGCGATTTTTGGCCTTGGTGGAGACATCAGTTTTACCAGTCTAAACGATACACCCGAAACGTATTTGGGTAACGAAGGTAAAGTAACTCTTGTAAGGCAAGACGGCACAGGCATCGATTTTTATGATCTTGTTTCGGACGCTGGCACTAATGATCCGGGTGATCCTGATAACACTGTCTCGTTTGAAGTAGTTGGCAACACACTAGTTGTTAAGGCAATTAATGCTAAATTGAATACAGACTCAGCACCAACTACTTCAAGTCCATTAAAAATATCTGCAAGTGCTGCATATAACCAGTCAACACAAGCCTTAATACTTGGTGGGTCAAGTGGATTAGCAACACTAGTATCAACTTGGAATAGCACACATGGCTCCCCAAACATTACAGCAGACAATTTACTTGTATCTAAAGGATACACTGATCAGAACTATGTAAACGTTACTGGCGATACTTTAACTGGTGCGTTGTCGGTACCCGCAGGTGCAACAGGTTCACAAGTTCCGCGTGTAAGCGAAGTTGTATCAATTACAGGCGATACAATGACAGGCGAGTTAACGTTAAGTGACCACCCGT